TCACTAAAAATAGAACGAACAGCAGTCGCAATAGACATGTTCTTATAACTTTTATATAAATTCTTTTTCATGGAATTTACAAAACTTCTAGATGAAAAATACAGTAAGTATCTTGCGCCGAGACTTTCCATATTGACTGCGTGGGCGCCAATCTTATTGATAATTAAATCTTCACGCCAAATCAAAATTTCATTTGTGTTTGGTTTAGCGAATTGTATCAGCAACTTTTCACCACCTTGAAGTTGAAACTTTTCTATACCACCGCCAAGGTCAGTCAAAGTAATTGATCCAACAATTGCAGATGAGAATATATTCTCATCAATGTCTAAACTTTCAAATGCGTCTAATAAAGATATCTGCAAGCCTTGTCTTGTCACAATAGACAATTGATTAATTACAAAACTTCCTCCAATTGCTCTTGGTACTATATCTTTTTTATGTAATGTTAAATTTGCATTTTCAAATCCAACATCATCATCCGTTCTTCCGAACGGATTAGATAAATTATAATATTCTGGAATTGCCATATGTTATACAATCGGCTTACTTGAGATTGCTCTTAATCCTGATTCTAGCGTACTTATCATATTTGGATTTAAAATTTTAATTTTAGACTTGTTTATATTTAATTCCAATTCATACTCATAGACTGTTTCTAGACTTCTACTATTTGATGATAAACTTGTATATTCTAATACATCAATTATATTTCTGCTAGAGTCATAGTAATACTTTGTCGTTGACATTGCGGTTTGTAAACTGCCATATTTCTCTATGATATATTGTTTAAATGTATCAGAGTTTCTTGGCCAATCATCATAAATGCTATGCACATTGTTAGTTAGCATGATGATCCAATCATATCCTGGATTACCATAAAATTTGTATGAGATGTAGTCGGGACTTTCTCCGTCATCTACAACGTATGGCGTATATCCAATTGATCTATATTGTGTGATATAGTTTTTTACTTTTGATACAACATTGATATCAATTGCTCTTAGATAGTTGTAGTCATCTATCTTGTAAGCAATTTTGGGGTAGTTTGCGAATATGCTCATTAGAAAATTGTCCTTCCTTCCACGTTTTGTCCGGCTGAAATCTGTCCTGCAAGCGGCAATGTTGTTTCTCTTAAACCAATACTCAGAGTGACTTCTGTTGGATAATATATACCTTTAGCGCCATCTGAAGAAAAGAAAACCATTTTATTTTGTGATCCATAATCAACTTGTACATTTTCTATGACGCAATACTCACTACCAAAAACTTCTGTGATGTCGCGATTGAAACTATCAGCTGATCTTTGTAAAACAATTTGAAATTTGCACATGTCTGGATATCCAAAACTCATTGCTCTATCTGATGAGCCTGCTACGGAGCCGCCAGCAAAAAGTGAATTTATTTGTTCATCTGTGAGATTGATAGTTTCTGCTACGGCGACCGCGGCGACCTCACCGGCTGCAGCACTGTCGGCGGCTTGCTGATCGACGGAGTTTTTGGTCGTCCCTTTAAAAGCTAATTCATTATTGCCTGCTCCTTTAGCCGATGATGCAATTCTAAACGTTTTAATGATATCTGTCATTATTTGCGCTTCTTCTAAACTTGTTGGTTTCATTACAAAAGGTAAAGTAAATCTTCTAAAAGTTGGACCTGAATAAATTAATTGCTGAAATGTATTCAAAACTGTTCTTGTCGCAAATTCATATTGTGCTTTTCCTGATAAACCAGCAGAACCAATAAAACCAGCGGCAGTGCCGGCGGCACCAACTACTTGTTTATAAAGCGCATCAATCCCACCTTTAACTGTCTCATATGTAAAACCTATAGCACCACCTTGTGTTGGTGTTCCAAAAATGTTTTGACTTTCTTGATATCCATTTTGAAGCGCACTTTGAAACGCTCCAGCCATACGTATAAATATGATTGGTGATCCAGATGCTTGACCTTTTCCCAAATTATCATAGAATGCAAATCGAGCCATGGGAGTTACAAAGTTGGAATGTCCATAATCGGAACCAAAAATTAAAGTTTGCCCCGTTTCCGTTGGATAGTCTCCTGTGCCTATGTTTAAATCAAATGGCGTTGCCATATTTCTAATTCCTTATTAAATTCTATTATTCTATTTATGTCATACAAAGGTAAATTTAAACCTAAAAACTATCAAAAGTACAAAGGTAACCCAACAAATATTACGTATCGTAGTTTGTTGGAACGTAGATTCATGGTATACTGTGATGAAACTTCATCCATACTTGAGTGGTCTTCTGAAGAAGTTGTCGTGCCGTATGTGTCTCCTGTTGACAATAGATATCACAGATACTTTGTTGATTTCTGGATGAAATATAAAGACAGAAACGGCGATATCAAATCTGTATTGATTGAAGTCAAGCCAGACATACAAACGCGCCCTCCAGTTAGAAAAAACACATCCAATGGTAAACCGACTAGAAGATTTATCAATGAAGTAATGACATGGGGTGTCAATCAAGCAAAGTGGGAAGCAGCAACAAAGTACTCAACTGAAAGAAACTGGGAATTTAAAATCATAACTGATAAAGATTTGAGATAAATAGAAGATGATATTTGATAACATACTCATTCAAGGCGCTAGACAAGGCATCATTCCTGCAAGAACAGTTGCAGCAAGGGATTGGTACAGGTCGGCTGCAGGCAAATTAATGTCAAACATAACTCCTGGTGTCTTTGAGAAAAGAACAGATGAAGCAAGAAAAGTTTCGTCAATGGAATTTGGATATATGTATGCATTCAAATATGATCCAAAGATGAAAAAAGAATTGCCGTACTACGACACATTTCCGTTAGTTTTTCCTGTGAGGATGGACTCTGATGGGTTCTTAGGGATCAACTTTCATTACTTGCCGCCAGTTCTACGTGCTAAATTAATGAATGCATTGTATTCTACGTTGACAAACAAAAAATATGATGACACAACAAAAGTCAAAATTTCATACTCTATTTTACAATCTGCATCTAAGTATAGATACTTTAAACCAATGCTAAAGAAATATTTAAGAAGTCATGTACGTTCTCAATTCTTAGAAGTACAAGTGAATGAATGGGACATTGCTATCTTTCTACCAACAGAGTCTTTCAGAAAAGCAGACACAGGCCGTGTTTGGGAAGAGTCACGTAAACAAATAGGGAAATCATAAAATGGCATCGTTGACACAAAGAGTTGAGGTTATAGAAAAAAATGCACAAAACTATTCAATATCAAGTTTAAGAGCATCATTAGGTAGACTTGTTCGTCCAAATAACTTTAGAGTTAAACTGAGTCTGGCTAGCACTAGCACTAGATTAGATCACCCTCAAATATCTACCATAGCAAATACATTTGAATTTAGATGCGAGAAAGCAGAATTACCAGGAAGAACACTTGCTACTAACGATGATATAGGGTCAGGACCATCGTTAAAACTTCCATATGATACAACTTATAATGACATTCAACTGTCTATCATTTGTGCTGAAGATATGGCTGAACGTAAATTCTTTGAGAGATGGATGGACTTTATTATCAAACCTGGTAACCATCCAGAGGCTGGAACTGTTGCATTCTACTCGCAATATGCTTTGGGAAACACCCTTGAAGTTTCTCAACTTAACGATTCTGGCGTTTCAGTTTTAAAATACAAATGCAATCACGTTTATCCTATTGCAATTACACCCATGAATGCAACATGGGAAGAGATTAACACTTATCAGCGATTTGGCGTAACACTTGCGTATAGATACCATGAATACGAGTAATATAACATAATCACATTTTTTTAATATAACTACCGGAGAAATACCATGGCTTTACCAAAAATTAGCAATCCAATATTTGAATTGACTTTACCATCAACAGGAACAAATGTTAAATATCGTCCATTCTTAGTAAAGGAACAAAAAATTCTTTTGCTTGCAATGGAGTCAGAAGATCAAAAATCAGTTTTGCTGGCAATTAAACAAATTATCAATAATTGTGCTATTGATAAGATCAATCCAGATCAAATTCCAACATTTGACTTAGAGTATTTCTTTATGAGACTCAGAGCAAAATCAATTGGAGAAACAATTGATTTGAAATTACGTCATCCAACTGGTTACAATTCTAATGTTCAAGAATGCGATGGCATTACAGATGACAAATTAAACTTATTAGAAGTTGAAGTTCTCAAGACTGAAGGACATACAGATAAAATTGTTTTAGATGAAGAAACTGGCATCGGCATTAAATTGAAATATCCTAACGTTAGTATGGCAATTGAAGCCAGTAAGTCTAGTGAAGGTAAGAATCAGATGGACATTGCAACAGATGCTATTATCAACAGCATTGAATATATCTTTGATAATGAAAATGTCTATAAAAAAGAAGATTACACAAAGAAAGAATTGTTAGATTTTATTGAAAACTTGAATCAAGATCAATACTTGAAACTAACAAAGTTCTTTGAGTTGATGCCAAAACTAAAACACAAAGTAACATGGACTTGCAAAAAATGTGGCTGTGAAGATGAGATCACAATGGAGGGATTGCAGAATTTTTTCGGGTTCTGATGGGAGGAGAAAGTTTAGCTACCTACTATCAAACTAACTTTTCTCTAATGCAACATCATAAATATGATCTGGAAACATTAGAGAATATGATGCCCTTTGAACGTGAATTGTATATTATGCTATTGTCTCAACATATAGAAGACGCAAATCAGCAAGCACAATTAAAAGCACAACAAAGAGGACGAAGATAAATGGCTACACAAAAAGAATACGAAAAGCTGAGTGAAGCAGATAAGAAAAAAGAAGATTGGATGAACACTAAATGGCGTCCAATGATGGGTTGGATTTATATGGTGACTTGTGTGACTGACTTCATTCTCTTTCCCGTATTGTGGTCTATACTACAAGCTGCATTGAAACAACCAGTGACTGCATGGCAACCAAT